AAAACACCATTAAAATTGGTTATAAGAATTGATGAGGGAATGAATATAGTATCTAACATAGTTGGCTTTGTATTGACTGGTCTTGTTACAATAGCTGGAGGTATAATGAGGACAAGCGATAAGACAAAGACGGTTAGAACAACTGATAAATCAAAGACAGTCAGGGGTAATTAAACATATAAAGGAGAAAGAATAAGGTAATAACATGAGTGCAGATATGGAGGGTAGAGCAACCGAATTTCAGGTAAAGGCTGGCAGTAGGGCTACATTACAACTGACTGTAGCAGACAGTTCAGGCAATGCAAAAGACCTTTCAAACACAACCACATTTGCCACAGGCAAGTGGAAAGTGTGGAAGCCGGGTGGAACTTTAATAATAAATGGAGATCTTGTATTCACTACAAGAGCTAGTGGATTAGTATCTTATCCATTAACAGAAGCAGACACAGTAATAGCAAACGCAGGCAGATGGGAGGGCGAAGTAGAACTAAAAGATGCCAATGGAGACATATCAGAGCAGACAAAGAGCTTCACATTTATGATCGAAGAGTCCTACTAAGATTTATATTACCCATAAGCATCTTAATTTTTAATGATTAAACTGGAAGATGTGCAAAACAAAGCGTACTTCGCAATGAGAAAAGCACAGGTTGAGGCAATGAAAACTGAAAGGTTAGGTGTAATCCACATCTCTGACATCATTAAACCCTGTATGAGATATGTCATCTATAGCAAAACGATGCCAGCCACAGGTATGAGCACAGAGGATATGAAATCACTGTTTTTCGGACAACTAGTACACAGTAAAACCATTCTGGGTAAAAAGGATCAGAATGAGATGTTCTTGGGCTACAACTGGGTTCGTGACGAACCTGTCTCTTTAAGCTTCGCCAAAGAGTTGAAAGATGACGACCCAAGACATCTCGATATAATTTATGGTTCAATAGACGACATACTACCAATAGGTGATAAGTGGATGATTTGTGATAAGAAAACAACTGGCTCTATTGACTACTTTAAAAGAGCGAGATCTTCTGCGAGTGATACCCATGTTGACCAAATCAATAGGTATCGTGTCCTATTAAAGAAATGTTATAATATTGATGCAGAGTTTGGCTGTGTTATCTATATGTCAAATCAAGTACAGAAAGATACAAGAGATGTAGTTGTTCCTCTGGCTTTCAAATTGAAACCAATAGAGGATACACTGACTGATATGGTAGAAAAATGTAAGCTGTTAAAGGAGGCATTAACAAAGAAACTGTTGCCACCAAGAACAAAGAATTTCCTTTGTGATGGTATGTGTCCATATGCTACAGTTTGTTTCACAGACGAACGTGAGAGCTATGCAGACTGAAGATAGTATACGAGATTTAATAGTTTATGAGAAAGAGAAACTTCTCCATGAAAATGTAGATCATATGGGTATGCTACCTCAGACAGTAATACCACATGAATTCGTTAACATACCAGACGAAGAACGTAGAGGAATGATTAGGGCTCTACGATGGGTACTTAACGATGAAAGTATATTTCAATGCCAATAATAAGGCTACCTTAGAAGCACTTGAAAGGTGTGGAGTCAGAAATGTTTTATTATCACACAAATATTCTTATGCAAATATAAAGAGATTTAGACCAAAGTTTGAGTCAATATTTATGGTGGCTGGTACTAATGGAAACCCAGAAAAATATCATGATTTCCTAAAGAATAAGAAAGAATACTATGACTATGCAGCACAGTTTGATGTGTTCTATAATATGGATGAGACATTAAAATACCTAGAGAATGAGAGAAAGGATGGAATAGATTGGACACTCCCGGTTTTACAAGAAAACTACTTACAACACTTGGCAAGACTAAGACCAGAACCAGACAGTTATCTCTGTATTGGAGAGGTACATGGTAAGATAGAAACAGAGGACCAGATAAGAAAACTTCCTATGAATGTAAAATATCATGGTCTTGCAAAGGGTAAATATATAGATAGGAGGTTCTTCAAGAGTCTAGATACTAGTGGTTGGATATCAGCAGCAATGTCAAAGAAGACAGAGGTATGGAATGTAAATACCACATACTCTATGTTCTTTGGTAAGAAAGGCAGGGGGTTAATACCAATGCTTAGACATTCATGTGAAGTATATAAGGACAACCTTGAGAAAATAGGCGTGAAAGTAAGCGACCTAGTAGATGGAGAATATTATGCACTACTTAAAGCTCCATTCGCCTTGTTATATATGCCTATGTTAAAATATTATGGGCATTATAACGACAACTTTATTAACTGATTTAATAATTGTTTTGTATGTCAGATGACATATTTAAGATAGAACCTGTGGGTAATAAAAGTCTTGTGAATGAGAATGTAAGCCTAGCAGAATTTGACGGAACTGTCAGAACTATGGCTAGAATTATTAATGAAGTGGAACAGGTTAGTGAAGTTCCTAGAAACGTGGTGGGTCTAATCAAAATACTACTTGAAACAGAAAGTATGTCAGAGGCAATAAACCAGCTAAGAGAAAGATACTATATGATTAATGAGTCTGAAAGTATATCAGAGTTGGCTACACGACTTGGAGCATTAAAGAGATATATAAACGAAACAGAACAATCAACTGAAAGTTCTAGTAGGCTTGGTGGTCTTGGCAGATTTATTAATGAAACACTACAGATTAACACATCATTAAATAGGTCCTTAGGACTTGGAAGATTCATCAATGAATCAGTTTCAATATCTCATTTTGATGGAACGGTAAGATCATTAGTAAAAATACTAGCAGAGACAATACAAATATCAACAGTAAAGAATAAGATAATAGGGTTAAACAAATTTGTGAATGAGACTGTTGGGTTATATACATTATATAACCTATTCAGAGCAAGGAGTGTTTTTGCTAACGAAACACTACAGATATCCGAATCAATTTCTAGGCTAGGCACGATGGTTAGATTGGTCGGTGAATCTTTGAGCCTATCTGAAGTGGTAAGTAGGCTTGGTTCTATAAGATATATGATAAACGAAACACTACGATCGTCTGAAGCAGTAATTAGATTGGGTAGTTTATTAAGACCTATTAATGAAACCATACAAATTTCAACAGAAATAATCAGTGGGTTCATGGCTATGGTTAGGGTAGTATCTGAGAGTATATCCATACAGTCATTTGATGGTCTAAAGGCTAGGGTAATGGTTAGGGTTATCAACGAAATACTACAGATACCTACAGTAGCGATAAATCAATTCTATTCAATGGTTCAGGTAGTTAACGAATCTCTTGGAATATCAGACTTGCCTACCAGATTTGGTACTATGAAGAGGATAGTATCAGAAACACTATCCTTACCAGAGTTGGTAAAAACACCATTAAAATTGGTTATAAGAATTGATGAGGGAATGAATATAGTATCTAACATAGTTGGCTTTGTATTGACTGGTCTTGTTACAATAGCTGGAGGTATA